CCTCAAGGTCGGTTTCGAGGTTCTTTACATCGTAGCCAAGATTTTCAAGCACCCAAGACGCGGCGGCATCCTTCCCGAACACGGCCACCCGGCGGTCGTAGATGGACTTGAGCTTTTCAAGGAGGGAAATCTGCGCCCGGATGTTCTGTCTTGCATCGGAGTTTTTGTCGGTTGCTTTGGTGTCTTTGCCTTTTCCTCTATCCTCCGCGCCTTCAAGCCCCCCGTTTGCGATATACGCCTCCATGCGGGTTTTCATATCGTCAAAACCTGCAACCTTACTCATCGCCTCCCGTGCGGCCTTCTCGCCCTTCGTGTCAAAGACGGCTTTCCACTCTTCAAGATAGGCGTTGGCGGCGATTTCCGCTTCTTCCGTAGCGCGGTTCTTCATATAATCATTAACCGCATCAATGGAGTTTTCTACGGCCTCTACCTGCTCGTTGGCTATGCGCCCGTTCTTTGTTTTGTATGCGAAGAAATGCGTAACGGGGTTCTTATAGAGGAAATTCCTAAACGGTGTTTCCTTATATCCCTTTTGTTGCCAGCCCGCAAGCGTCTGATATGCGCCGGACAAGTATTTCTGCATATCATCTTGGACAATCCGCGTCGCTTCCTCCGGGGACCTCCCAGACTTCAAGAGGCTATCGAACTTATCATTCCATTGTTTAGTCAACGAGTCGCTGCCGACAATATCCTTCGTGCCTTGCGCTACACGGTTGGCCCGGCTTGCGGCAAGAGAGGTCGCGTTGATAATCTTCGTCAAAAGCCGCACAACATCACGCATCGGCCCGGCGGAGTCGCGGAAGGTCTGGATAAGTCCCTCCCATGCGGACTTCAAGAGGAGCGTTGCGCCGTGAAGGGTGTTCAACCTATCCTTTTGAATGTTCTCCAAAAGGCCGTCCGTGTCGCGCACTTCCTTATTAAGCCTACGAATATCGTCAACCCCGTTGGCGAGGATAAGGAGCGCGGCGGCAGCCCGTTTCTGCACGAGATTCGCGGCTTCTCCGGCTTCAATTCCGCTGTCGCGGAGGCGTTGCAATCCGTTTACGAAATCATCGAAGGTTCGGATATTGCCACCCATTGCCTGCTGGAGCTTGCCGTTCTGTTGGGAGAGCTCGATGAGGATTTGGCGAAGGCCCGTTCCGGATCGGGATGCCGCAAGACCGGAGTTGGCAAGGACGCCGAGAAGGGAGGTGGTTTCCGCGACGTCAAAACCGATAGAATGAGCAATCGCACCCGCGTAGGGGAGCGCCACCTTTAATTTCTCGAAGTCAAGGGCGGTCTTGTTCGTGGATGCGGTGAGTATCTCCAACGCCTTCTGCGTTTCGGTGGAGTGCATTCCGAACATACGGAGGGCCGATCCAGCAAGGTTGGCCGCATCGGTAAGGTCCGCGCTGACGGAAGTGGCGAATTGCAAGACGGACTCTTGCATATTTCGAATCTGCGGGATATTGTAGCCGAGTTTCGCAAGGGCGGTCTGGAGCTCGGTCACCTGCGAAGCGGTCCACTCCGTCGTGCGGCCCAGCATCAAAGCATCGTTCGTCAAGACCTCAATCTCCTTCCGCGATACTTGCATGATTGTCGCAAGGTTTGCGTTCGCCTGTTGGAAGGAAGATATATTCTCGATAGCCTTGCCGAGTGTCCGCGTGAAGATACGGACGATGGAAATGACACTCCAGAAGGTTGCCGTGAAACGGAGCCACGCCCGGTTAAGGCCCGTGGCACTCTTCCCGGCCTCCTGCGTCTTGGCAATTATCTGGTCGAGCTTCTTGTTCGTCTGCTCAAGGGTCGCATTGAGCCGGTCCGCATCGCCGACGAGGAACTTACCTTTCGGCATCGTGCGAATCTTCTGCGCAATCTCGTCAAGGATGCCGGACATCTGACGCGCATTGGAGAGGCCCTTGTCCGTGACAATCTGCTTGCTTGACACCTTGACGTTAAGAGCTTGCGTCAAGGCTTTATTCAAGCGGTTCGCATCTGCAATGTTCTTGTTTATCTGGGTTTGGAACCCGGTATCATCAAGTACGACCTTGAAATTAAGCTGGTCTATATTCGCCATTATCTCTTATTTCTTGAAAAGTTCATCCATCGTGTATGGAACCTCCTTTCCCTCGGACCTCGCCCTTTCCCGTGCCCTACGATTCGCCTCTTCTTGGAGAGCGACGGCCTTGTCCTTCGGGTTGTATCTATAATTGTCCGAGCCTCCGTCCCGCTTCTTCTTCCCGCCTTTACCCTTCTTCTTGTTGTCGTAGAGCGTGTGCGGAAGGTCGGCCTGCATCAGTTGTATCTGCGCGACGGTGAGGACGCATCTTGCGGTGTAGTTGGTGATCTTCCCGACAAACGGAATCCAACGCGAATCCCCGTAGCAAGGGAAATCCTTGACGAAGGCCGCTATCCTTCCGGAATGCGTTCTCGAAGGGATTGCTCGACTTCCCCCTTCGTCAGACTCATCACGTCCGTCCTCATAGCCGTCCAACACGTGATAGTGTGATAGTACATCACGCAGTATTCCGTTATTTTTTTTTTGGATGGCCGTCGTCACCGAGGCCATCTGCGCTTCGTTGTACTTGCGTATAAAAGCCCACCAACGCCACTTTAGAGGGTAAAGCAAGGCAATCTTCACCGGAGAGTTCAAAGTGGCTAAAACGGCCATTTTTATCGAGAAGTAGGGATGTTTCACGGCGGAGTGCATTACCGCATCGGAGTCACCGACCTTCGCATCTTCCTCCAACTCCTCCCGCTCCAAAAGAAGTTCGGTAATCTTCTGGACGGTGTAGTCGTGAAGGAATCCTATCTTCAAGCGTTTCCTTGTGCCGGGAATTGGCACAATATCCGTTTTGTTTGCCTCAAGTTGCGCGAGTGCGACGCGGGTTGCTAATTCTGGTTGGTCCATATATCGTTTTCTTTGCCGGAAAAAGAAAATCGGGACGGGGCTCAATACTCCCCGCCCCGAATAGTGTGAGGTTCAGGTTCGTCCCGAAGATTAATTACCGCCACCAGTAGTGGTGGCCTTGAGGACCGCGAAGTCGCCGACATACGCATCCTCCTTCTTGTACGGGTTCGGGAGGATGAAGCCCGTGAAGGTGAGGTACAGCGGGTTCGAGTTGTCGTCCTTCTTCGGGCGGGACACGACCATCTTCACGTGGGCGAAGAGGATGGCGGTGTTCTTGGACTCGGACTCCACGAGAACGGAGACCTCGATGACCTCCGGGGTGGAGAGAACGCCCTGGCCCGTGTAGGTCGCACCATCGGTTCCGGTGACGGTCCCGGTGGCGGCTCCGTCCGGGAAGAAATACTGCAACACGGCAGCGGCCTGAGTCGGGATGTTACCCGTCATAATCCAGTTGCCACCCTTGTCGATGGACGCGTCGATAACCTCGCGGTGCTGGTCGATGCGGATGTCCGTGGACGAAGGATCGTCGGATGTGAGGTTGAAGGTGTCCTCCAGGGTGTAAATCTGGTCGGCGTCGGCGAAACTCTGCGCGGCGGTCAGGTCCAGACCTCCGGCGGCGTAAGGCTTGATGGAGATGCTTGCGTTGCCAATGTGGAGGTCTTCAAGCATCGCGTGGGTAAGAGTAGCCATAGTTCTATGTCGCTTTTATGAATAAACGGAAAGTGATGATACGTGCATGAAATCCGAAGTCATCCGGAGTGTCGCCCACATAACGGGGATGGCCGTCGATGAGGTATTTCCCGTGGTTCGGCCAAAGCGGGAGTCCATAGAGCTTCTTCTGCATGACAGACAGCCTCTTGGAGTTCTTCATCTCCTTGATGTCGCGTGCGAACAAGTGGACTGCAACCCGGCATTGGCCGTAAGCGGCCTTGTCGGATATTCCGCCCGTCACCTTTACGACCGCAAACGAGTCGATGGTGTCGTCCGTCGCCTTGGGGCGGTTGTTCCAGACGTGATCGGAAACTCCGAGCTCCCGGACCGCATCCGTAACGGCATTCTCCACATCGGTGATGTCGAAGTCGTTAATCATACGGCAATCGGTTTGAAATACTCCGTAAAGTGGTCTTGAATTTCGTCTTGAGTCATATCGAGAACTCCCATCTCATAATCAACCTCATAGTAGAAAGGCTTCCGCCTTCCATAAGAGGCAATCATGGACGCGAGGATAACCCCAACCCAACCCTTGCGGGTGATTCTCCCCGCAACCGTCCGGAGCTGGTCCTCCGCGTCACCGTGGCCGTGTTGCCCTCCGTTCACCTGCATCCGCACAATCGCCCCGTCGTGGACAAGAGCCCACCCGTAGGAGTTGTCGTGCGTCCGGTGTCCGAAGTGCTCGTGGTCGTGGATGGAGATAGCATAGAGCATCGCGTCGTTCAAGAGGCGCGGAAATCCTTCCTCAATAGCGCGGTCCTTGCTCTTCCGGAGCCGGTTGAACGCATTGAGGATTGTTCTGCTATTTCCCTGCGCGTAGCTCATGTTTAGTTCTTGATATTGTCAAGCCAGATATTCGTTCCCCAGTTGTAGGTCGTCATCTTGAGGACTTTCGCCCGAAAGGTGTGCGTGTAGTCCGTCATCTCCAACACCGTCCCCGTAACGAGTTCGGTAAGGAGCATTGGACAAGACACCTTGTAATCCGCCACGATAACCTCTCCGGCGGTCTTTAGACCACCCGTTGACGTCCTATATCCCCACGGCATCACATCCACGCGATCGGTCTTGAAGCGACCTCCGGACAGACGGATGGGATTGTACCCGGAATCGTACACGATGCGCTCAAGGGCCATCGTCCCGGTCACGGGATTCCCTTCATCGTCCGTCACGGGGAGGCCGTTCGCGTCGAGAGACTCGACAACGACCTTGAAGGTGTGGGGCCAACGGGGATTGTAAGGCATCTTAATAGAGGTTTTTCATACGGATTTTCGAGCTTGGGTCGGCGAACGGCTCGCCCCACTTCGCATAGAG